TTTACTTTACCTTCGCAGAATAACCTGCCCATCTTTTCAACTTGACTAGCCTTGTATATATTAGTGCCGCCAAAATTAAGAAAGGCGCCTGGAGTAGTGGCTTTAGGAATATCTTCCAAACCAGAGATAACTTGAACATCGTGACCGTACCTCCGTAGAAGTTCCGGAAAGTGGGTTTTCCACTGTCCGGTATATCTAGTTTCTACAGCCTCGAGATCAACGAGAAAAACTTTGGCCATTACGATGTCCGTTGTTGTCCCATCGAGGATTCTTGCCTTGATAGGGCTTGCGCTCTCCTCGATCCTGCCACTGGCGTGGAGGACGCTGGCTGTTTAAGAACGCACGATAGTTCTCATTACCTTTATCGTATAGGTGGGCGGGATTGAAATCACGCAGTTCAAATCTGCAGAAATCAAGGTAGTTGTCGAGATCGTCGAAAATTTTCTCAACTTGCGGTTTCATTTATAGTAGTCCTTTGATTACTTGGTATTAAGGATGAAGGTTGCCAATTTCTTGGCGTCGGCTTCCGACACTTGCGGATGTGGAGGCATCGGGATAGGACCCCATACACCACTACCACCAGCACGGATCTTTTTGGCTAACTTGTCTGCGGCATCCGACTGTCCGCGATACTTATTAGCAACATCTTTATATGATGGTCCTACTAGCTTTTTATCTACAGCATGGCAGGCCATACAGTTATTCTTCTTCAACAATGCTTGATCTGCTAGAGCAGGTGTTGCGATTAATGCCAAACTAATGATGATTGCTTTCATTACAATCTCCTTAACCGGGGAAGTATTCAACGATGCCATCGGATTCCCCGTCCTCCGAGACAACGATCTCATAGTACCTCTCACCGTACTTAGGCAAGAGATGCTCTTGTAAAATATCTGTGGCGATCATCTCGCAACTCTTATGATTCATTTTACCTGATTTGATGAAGTCTTGCAAGGCCCATTTTACAAGAAAGAATTCCAATTCGCGATCTAAGTGCGAAACTGAAATCTTGACTTCTACTTTGAACATATGGCGATGCTCGTTCTCGAGGAACTTGATGCGATAGTCGATATCGCCGGCACCAGGATAGAAATGATATCCTTCGAACTCTGTGCGTACTTTGATATATGTTTCTGTGCGTGGACGCACATCTTGTTTGATGATCATTGGGATAATGCCTTTGCCAAATCATTCATTTCGTTTTGTGTCATAAAGAACTGATAGGTACTAGTTTGAATTACTTCACCTTCCTTAATCTGCTCTTGTATCATTTCAATGTTATTTAGACCGTTGGGCATCAAGCAAGGTTCTTTTTTCAGCGTCAAACGGAATCCTTCGTTTTCTTTGATAACGGTTTTCATCTCAAGCTCTCCATAGTGATGATCTTGCCAACAGCGTGTCCCATATCCTCGTCCTCTTTTACGATGTAGAGTTTATAGTGATTCCTATCATTTTTTTCATCATAGTAGCGAGTTTCTACCACATAGCCACCACTGGCACGATATAGTTGGAAACGCATACCTTCGCCAGATAAATGACTGGGAGGTTCATCCTGGATGGCGATTTCTGCGATGTCCATCTCTTCCAAATCCTTGTTGAACCAGTTCCTTAGACGCTGTCTCCAGGTAAGTTTCTCTTTCACTCGTCTCGCCCGTCTAGTCCTACCCATACTTGTCTCCAATCTCTGTATTGATCTTGCAGTTTGATATACATTACTCATTATAGTACCTTATCGTCTTTATAGCAATCCCAATCTGTGAAACATGCACGATCTTTGAGCTTGTGCAGGCTGTGTGTCCAAACACCTGGATTGGTAGCACGGAAATCCTTGTCATCGATTTTTAGCATGGTGTTGTAGTTCCAGAGTTTGATGTAGGGAATCGGCACACGGATCTGCGGAATGAAACGATCATAATCGTTCAGCCCGCCGTCATTGAATTCTTCTACTGCCGACAGGGGAATATCCAACGAACACCAAAAGTCTTTTTCTAGGAAATAGGAGATCATATCTTCCCACAGTTTCCATTCTGCATAGTCATTGTATTTAGGTTTGAAGCTATGGTTAGCACCAAAAAAGATATGTTTGATATCGTGGGGGGTTTCTGCTAACTTAGCTAAAATCTCATCTGGATTTTTTACACCCACTACGAACAGAGTGTGCATACCAAATGCAGGAGTATGTTCAACTTCTTGACCAAAAAAGAACTCTATGTCATCGGCCTGACCTGTGCTGTAATCTCGTTCCATCGTGTTCCTTACTGTTTAGGTAGATAAAATTGATATAGGTTTACGTAGAGCTCGACCCAAGCACGATGGTACTCTGTACATAGATTAAGCCATTCGATGTAATCATATAATCCGTTGGATGGTAAGTTACAACAATTCATTATTCGTCATCCCAATCTAAAGTTTCTCGATCATGTTCCCATTGCATTTTCTTTAGTTTAGCAATTTCGTCACGATATTGCAACCTTTGTTTCTTCAAATTCTGCATATGATCGTCTGAAAAGGTTCCTGTTTTTTCCAAACCGTCAATCTGTTTGTCTAAAATACGATGTGCTTCTTCTAGATGTTTAATTCGACCTTCGTACATATTAAGTCTCCTTCAAATTATTTTCCATTTTGAATAATTCGTCATCTTCTCTTTCGTCTTGGTAAGGAGCTTTATTTTCGTCTCCTTCTTCGTAGAATAGTTTATCTGCGATACTTTTAACACCGCCTCGGAGTCTAGCACCTTCTACACCGTTTAAGAAACCCAATGTGTTCGCAACATCAATCATTTCGAATGCTTGTTCTTTGCTCTTACATTCAAAAAGCTCGGTTACAAACGTATCAAAATAAAGTATATTTCGAGGAACCCAATCGGAGATTTCGTCGCTATAATCAGTGTCTTTGACTTTGGCTCGATAAGTCCGCCAATTCATCCTAGGCTTGTTTGACAGTTCAATATCCATTAATTGATTGGCACGCTGTACCGCTGCAATATGACAGTAAACATTATGCCCCATCATTAGTGCATATGCAAAGCTATCCCAAGATGTCTTGCCTTCTTTACCGATTTTGTTCAGCATTCCTGGAGCGTAGTGGCATATGTCAGCAATGCTGAGGCGTCGTCCAACTTCGCTTTCGAATGGGAAAGGAATATCGTGCCGTCCGGCAAGCATCTTATTATCCGGGGCCTTATCCATAATAACGCTGAATCGTTTAGGGGTGTGCTGGGCGTTAGTATAGACAAGCCCGTGGGCTGTAGCGATAAATGGGGATGCACAGTCAAAGGAGATCGTGAAGTGTTCATTTACATGTTTCCTAATTTGGCGCTGGATACTGGTCAAATAACAAGCCCAGTCCAACTGTGCGGTACCTAAGAAGTGCATCCAATTTTTGCCTTCTAACATACCGTCGAACTTCATAGTGATAAGACGTTTAAGTGTTACAGGCATTTTGCACATATTAGCACCGCCCATAGCCCAACCTTCTGCAGCTTTATCACCGTACTTACTTACATCTGAAAACTCTTTAACACCTTGATACCACTGCTCTGCGTTTTCCCAGTTCGAGCCCTGTAAAACATTCAATAATTTAGTACCGCCATTTGCAGCACCGATCCTATTCTCGATAAAATATTTATTGTTAAATTGGGTTTTTTCTAAACAGTCTTCAAACGATTTTAATCCAGTTTTTTCGCTGTGAATATGATCACAAGCCCATGTAGGCACATCTAACATCATAGACCAATCCGCAGTGATATCTAACCAAGTAAGAATTTTTTCGCGGACTTTGTTTGCAGCTGGACCTTCAAAATCTTGCCAATCAAATTTAATAACACCTTTACCGATCTGATAACCACCCGAATCACCTAAGATCATCGTTTTGTTGCGATCTCTTTGTTGGATCATTAGTTCTTGATCTAGACTTTTTTCAATATCTAATTGTGCGTGGCCTGCTGAATATAGAGCATACTTGTAATAAAAGTAGCCTTGTTCGGGATTAAGAAAGTTCATTCCTTCGATACCACGATCGAACTCTTGAGGAATACGATCTTTAGGAACAAATTCTTCTTTTCTCTGCTTGTCTATATATGTAGAGTAAAAAGAACTGATTGCAGGCAAGTAGACTGCATAGTCTTTCTGTAGGGGAGTTAGATCAACTGGTTGTTTCATCTGTTAGTGTTCTCTCTTGTAGATTCCAAAAATATTCTATAGCCTTTTTAGAATGTTCGCAACTGATATATTGGCCTAGGTACTTTTCTTCGTTGAGCTCACTATACACTTTTGCACCATAGATATTGGTATGCGCTAGGTTATAGACCTGCCCAATAATCCTACCAGTATCTTTGAGATAATAGTAGGATGTCTTGTGTTCAGCGTCTCGCCAGTCTTTCATTAGGCCGCCTGTGCTGGAATGATGTACTTGTAAGTGGCAAGTCCGCTATCGAGTGTGATCTGGATAGCACCCTCATCACTCAATGCCATCTTAGTATTGTTGACATCTGCAATTTTAAGAATACTAAGGATTGGCATCACAGGCCAAGTCCAACCACGTTGTAGCTTGCCTTCTACTCCCATAGCAAACACGAACTCACCACCGTGTGTTGAAGCATCACCAAAGATGAACTTCAAGTTGTCTGCTTCTGTGCGAGCAAGGAAAGTAGGATGTTCGTTGTTGGCACCTGCCTGGAAGTTGAAACGCTGTACTGCAGCCACGGTAGGTTCGATCTCTACATCCCACTTGACGCCACGGAATTTCACAGTCTTCATCTTTTCGTTGATGATTTCTTGATTCATAAAACGATAGTCGTTCTTGAAGTCGCCGTCTTTGTTTTCAAAATGTATACCAACGGGGATAACCTCGTCGTTGCGTTCTGCCGAGGTAATAGTGATCTTTGCGTCTTCTTTGTACTCAGCACCATCTAACAAATATTTCAATTTGTTGAGCTGGGGCATACCGAATGTACCGATCATATCTGGATACGGATTGGCAGTTTCAGCTGTCATAATAACAGAACGGTCATCAGCCATAGAAAAGATTTCAGTCTTGTCTTCTGCGCCTGTAACTTTAACTGTAGTAAGGAAGCCTAGGTTTTGTGTGTGACTTACGATGTCTTGTAAGATGTCTTTCATTGAGAGTTCTCCATTAGTATATTAAGATTATATTTAGATCTGAAGTGAAAATCAACCCTGAAATCATTCAAAATCAAATAATTTGTTAAAATTGTTGTCATTTCTTGTACTGCTGATGTCCCATTCTAGTACTCCGATGAGATTTTCTAGTTTTTCGTCGATGACTGTGGTTTCCATAGTAGCATCGTCAAATGGTAGATCTTTAAACCACTGGGGCAATCTTAGTTCGTCCACGGGGTAGGCTACTGATGTATAACCCATGGGATTGTCTTTAATCTTACAGACGATGACTTTAGCGCCGTCGACGATCTGCATACTATATTTGTCGTCGAACATGCGTTTGAGAGTGTTCCAGTTTAGGCTGGCTCTAACGTGTCCTGGCATGTTAGCTTTGCCGGCTTTCTTTTCCTTGGCAGCATATTCAGTGATGTTGTTGGCACGTTTAGGAGAGCCCTTCTCCCAACCGGGACGAGTCTTGAATTCAGTACGGAAATCTGCGATATATTCTAGAACTTCATCTCGATCCTTGCCTGCTAGAACCATTTCTAATACATGGCTCAGAAAGTCTTGGATAACAACTGGGGTGTCTGAACGTTTGAGATCGAGCCCCATGGCTTTGATCTTACCTGATTTTCCGTCTGTGTCTGCTCGCTTTCCTTCTTTGTCATAGTAGAGTACAGCGTATCGTTTCTTAGTGATGAATAGTCCTTTGGAAGCAACAATCTCGCGACCTGCCTTGATGACTTCGCCTCTCGTCTTGGGGCAATGAAAGGCGTCAGACATAAATTTGACGAATGTTCCATTTACAGTTTCTCCTATGGTATCGTAAAGTTCTATTACAGATTCTCTAGTCCACGGAATTACACCTTTTTCGATGTCTTTCTTTAGTGTAGAATATGCAGAGAAATAACAACTATCTGTATCACCGTAGATCACAGCTTTACCTACGTGATCATATTCTCCGGTAATGATTTCATTGACTTTTGATGCCATGTGTTTGGCAATCTGACGACCTGTGAGTGTAGTACTTTGACCAATTCTGTTGTCGAAAAATCTACAGCCGGGGTTCAGAATAGCGCCGTACAAACTGTTCAAGTTAATCTTCTTAACCAACTGTCGCTTGTCCCAATACTCTTCTTCGATTTTATTTCCTGCTTGGATACATTCTCTGAGCTTGGCCTGCATGTCTTTACGCTCAGCATACCAGCGTTTCAGTAGTCCAGGAATGATACCTTCTTTCTCATAGGTAAAGATAGTACCGTTAGCCGAAATCATCCACGGCTGATTGCTCTCGAAGATCAAGTCATAGATCTGTGCAGCTGATAATGTATCGCTATCGCCATTTTCCCAATCTATAACGATCTCCCTGCCTACTTCACGATTCATAACAGCAGTGTACTCTAAGCTACCAAATACACCTTCCCAAGCAGCAGCGAATGATTTGCCTTTGCCTTGTTCGGCAGCGATATAATCTTTAGTACCGTCTTGGCGTAACTGTCCTACGATAGTTTCTGGACCCATGTTTAGAGCCCGAATCGCCGATGGATAAAGTGAATTAATATCTAGTGAGCCGATCCATTCGTGGATGCCTTTTTTAGGATAAGCAACATAGGCACCTGCAGCCTGCGTGTCTCCTTGTTCCTCCATCTTCTTGCGATTAGGAACGATCATACCACGACGGTGAGCCTCATTAATGATAGCCTGCTCTGTCACAGCCACAGCACCCATAGTTGTTTGTAGCAGAACAGTATTCTCGTGTGCGATCGTGTTAGCGAGATCTAAAAACTTGAGTTTTTTGTCTAGTTTATCTAACAGAGCACAGTCTTGTCTATTATATTCAATAAACTTGCGGAAGTCATTGTTGTACAATTGATCAAGTGTACCTTCGTAGACTGTTTTGTTTTCACCAATTTCCATTTCACCGATGGCATCTAATCGATAGGTATGTCTTTCTTCGTAGGTGTATTTCCTATAAAGTTCTAGACTGTCTAAGTGGTTCCTTCCGATGAGGTCGTAAGTAACTGCGGTTTTGCCGAATTTCTCGTATTCTCGTTTTTTAGGAAACTGATTCCATAGACAAAATCGTTTGGTATCTTCTTTGCTGAGTACTTTGATAACACGGTTAACAGTATAGGGAATATCAAAACCTTCACTGTTCCATCCACTTAGCACATCCGCGTCCTGGATGAGATCTAAGAAGGTATCTAACATATCGGCTTCGTTGTCGAACAGCATAGTATTAGGAAACTCTTCTACGGCCTTTTCGGCTTCAGCCATGCTCATAGTCTTTGGCGGGATAGCAAGACAGACTAAGGTATCCATCCATTGTAGATGTACAGCAATGGCAGTGATAGGCATAAATGCATCATCTGGACTAGCATAACCACGTTCTGGATCAAAGTCGACCTCAATATCGAAAAACGCTACATTGAGTTTAGGAGCATCGGCATTGAGATAATGGTCTTCTAGACAACGATAAATGGGGTTGATATCTGATTCGTAAAGTTTTTTGTTAGAATGTATGGCTAATTCTTTGCGTAGCTCTTTGATATTTTTACAGCTGACGCGACTTAGCGGTTCCCCGTAAATGCTGGTGTATTTTCCTTTGGGATCTTTAAAATAAAAAATATGGCGAGCAGGATATTCTTTATATTGTCTCTGCCCTTTATCGTCTCTTTCGACGACAAGGATTTGATCCTGATCGCGATCATAGAATGCATCAACGTAGCTCATAGTTCTCCATATGTGATTTACGGCTCACAAATACCTAACATGCGGTTTATGGCCCAGCCTACCATCTCGTTCATATTTATAAATTAATTAGCATTCTCGCTAAGCCTACTGTGTCGATAGTGACAAGTAGAAGATAATTAGCAAGCATACCAAAGCTGCCGCGAGTCCAAGCAGCCCAACCATACATACTGCAACCAACGATCCAAATAGGATATAGAATGAGTAAGGGTGGGGTAGGAACGGTGACAGCCATAACGATGCTACAGCCAATACTAATAGCCCAAGCCAAGACTTCCACAACAAATCTAAACGGCCACTCACGGTAATCTCTTTCTGCCCAGCGATAAATGTCAACGACTGCATTTGTTATTTGGTGCATTTATTCCTTCTCGGGCAATCGTTTCGTGACGCCCAAAATCATTTCAATCTCATCCCACTCTTCTTCGTGCGACTTCCAATTGTCTTTGTGTGCGATCTTGATCGCTTTATTGATGATGCTGGGTTTAACCTGCAGCTCTTCTGCTACAGCTTTGACAGTTTCTTTAAGACCTTCTTGCAGATCTTCAATTTCACGAAGTACGTTAGAGCCTTCGTTGATTAAACGTTCTAATTTTGCTTTTTCTTCCGGACCGTACATTTTAGCCATATAATAAACTCCAATGAATAATGCTTATTATATATTCATAAAAAAAGCCAGTCAACCTGTGACTGGCTTTTAGTTAGCGTTTGGCTAAATTACTTTTGATCTTCTGCTAGAACATCATACATCTCAAAACGTCCACCGTTGCGCTCATATATCATAGCAGCAAATATTTCTGCCTTTTGGCTTTCTTGAACTTTGCTTGCGGCTACACGATTGGCCCATGACCAAAGTGTTTGATCTACAGGATCGATAGCTTGCTGGCCACCGCTCTCTTTGACAATCTTTAGCATGTCTTTGAGTGATAGCTTTGTTTCAACAGACTCAGCAACTACTTTCTTAGAAGTTTTTACGCTTTCAGTCTTGCCTTTCTTCTTAGCGATCGCTTTCTGTAAACCAGGAGGAAGTTTTTTCTGAGCTGCGGTCATACCTTTAGTTTCTTTCTTTTCATCTTTGCCGGCTTCTTTAGAAGCTTTCTTCATTGGCTCTTTCTTGTCGCCATCTTTGTCGACATCTAAGAAATCGGGCTTAGAACCTTCGTCCATCTTCTTGTCTTTCTTAGACATTTTTTCTTTCTTAGCTTCGACCATTTTAGAAAACTTGGACTTGAATTTTTCTGTGTCGATTTCTACAGCTTCGTTCTTGCGCTTGCGACCACGTCTCTCTTGTTTTGTAGGATCGTCATCACGTTCAGCAGGCTCACCGTCCATTCTGTAGCCGTACTTTTTACGAACGTTCTTATCGCTTTCTGGATCTGGTTTGCCTACGGGCTTACCTTCTTGACCTTTCTGAGCGGCTTTTAGCAGATTCATGTCTAGGCCTTCTTCGGTTTTTTCTTCTTTTTTATCTTCGGCTTTTTTCTTAGCTTCTGCGATATAAGAAGAAGTACCAGCTAGTACACGAAGTTCTGCATCTTCGTTTAATTTAACGGTTTTTGGAAGTTCTGGAGCAGCGACAGCTTCGATCTTGTCGTCTATTTCAGAAATCTTGCTAATGAGCGATTTGAAGTCCATGTTACGATATCCTAAAGGTTTATAATGTATTTATCTCTTGACTAAATTGCCTTCACCGAATAAACTGACTTTCATATCTAGTGCATTATCAGTGGGCTTTTGTTTTTTAGGTTTGGGTTGCGGAGGTGATTTTGTACCACTCTTTCCCGGTTTTCCAGTATAAGAACTTTTTCCTCTGGCAGGTCCGGGACTAATATGCGGATTTGCTACGGTAGCGATGTTTCCTGATGACGTAGCACCTGCTGTAGCTGTCTCTAATAGTTCACGTATTTTCATGATATACTATTTATTCCTACCGCTTTTCATGTTGGCACACCAATGGTACATCTTGGCTTTTTCTCCCGATGCGTTTTTAGCACGTTTACGTAAGTCAGTGACAGAACCCGAGCAGCTAGCACCTGCACGTTTTACACGCCCTGGGCGACTTTTACCTTTTACTTTACCGTCAGCAAAGTTTTCATACATGCTGTTGAACACTTGTCTTTTAACTTCGTCTGGCATAATACTAATATCAAACTTGTTTAGCAGTTTTTCTAATAGGGTGATCCACAAAGTATTTCCGGGAATAGGTAATGCGAGCCACGCTCCTAGACCTACACCTTTTAGCACATCTTTAAACTGTTTGTTAGCGAATTCGATTTCAAATGGTCTAGCTGAGCTACCTTTCTTTAGTATTTCCCACATTAGGTCTGTTTCCATATACTCTTGCTTAACAGCACCTTTCAGTTTTTTTATTTTTCCTTGAGCTTTTTCTATATAAGGTTTAAGAAAATCTACTATGCTATCTATAATACCTTCGTCTAGATCAATGTCAATAACCTCCGCCACATCTCGCTTTTTAAATATAGCCCACTGTACAGGATAATCCTCGTCACCCGCAAAGCCTTTATCTACCGGTTGTGAGCCTTGCTCTTTGATCCAGCCCTGTAAAACTTCGTCGTAAACATCGTCATAGTACTTTAACTTGCGTGGATCACCATCAGGTAAGTCGCAACGGTCTGCGGCATCTTGTTGACACCAATCAGTAAAGCCTTCGAAGCGTAATACATAGTCGCCGAAGTCTTCGCTACCAGTATCGTCAGCAGTTAACTCATCTAATAAGTCATAAATCTCTTGTGGAATCTCTTCTGTACCTTCTGCTATGCTTTCGTTCTTCTTACGTCCAGCACAATGCGCCTTCTGGCTAAAACCTTTAGGGTTAGAGCAGTTGATAGAGCGTTTGTATTTTTCGCTCCATTCTTCTGAAAGTATTTCTTTGATTTTCATCTCGATGCCAGCTTGAATTTTTTGAAATCTTGGAAAAGTTCTTTGCGATCTTGCAGACCTTTTAATCCGGGATTGATAGTCTTGGTCACAGCACGTACATCGTTGAAGTCGCTGACCTCTGGTTGTGTTCGCATTTTCCAGTACATTATAGCGATCTTGGCAGCTACTTCTGGTTTTTCTGCCAGCTCGGGATTTTTTACGAGATCTACACCTATCCTCTTGCCTACACGACGGTAGTTGTCTTTGCCGGTGATCTGTATGTAACCTCGACCTTTGTATCTAGCGCCATCACCTCGAGTATCATTGCCCAAATCTTCTGCTTTTTCATTGAAGTTTTTATATTTTTTAGTTTTAGGATCTATGATGATCTTACCAGTTTTCTTATCTTTGAGAAATCTGGGTTCATACTGTTTAAAATAATTCTTATCGCCATACTCGACCATTGACTTAAAGTTGTGGCTTTCGTGTGCTGTTTGTGCTAGGAACGCTGCTAGCTCTACAATATCTGTGATACCTGCTTCTCTAGCGGCTTTGGTCAGAGCAGCTTCGTGTACGGTTCCTGTTAGTGTTTTACTGAGATCTATTTTTGTTTGTTTTTTCTTTTCAGGTTCCGCTTTTTTTTCTTTAGAGGGTTCTTTGATAACATCTACGACTTCACCTGCAGGAACTTTGATAGTCTGTCCGGGCTTGATAATAAAATTTCTGTCTAACTTGTTTAATTTTTGTATTTCTTTAGGAGTGGTGCCGAAGGCTTTAGCGATAGAGTAAACAGTGTCTCCTTTTCCGACCTGTACTTTTTCTACGTTAGCCTCAGCAGCACCACCGCCAAATGCCACAGCACTGCCTAGAGCCGCGCCTGCCAGCCAATCTTTCCAACCTTCTTCTACTTCAAATTCTTTGCCTTTGAGTTTAGTCCCAGTCACGCCTTGTACCAGTGCCCATGCCTTGGCATAGGCTTTTTGTGCGATCAATTTTTTTAATAGTTCTTTTTCGAAACCCGAAGCTTTGTTCATGAACTTGAAAACTTCCATAGCACCTATGTTTCCATCATAGCTAGCTTCGCCTACTCCGCCGTCGCCTCCTGCATCACCACTATACCCTGCAGCAAATCCGTAGCCACCAAAGAGGCCAGGGCCATAAGCAGCCCAACGCGGTTTGCGTTTACGCTTTTTCTTTTCAGTGACGAATTCGTGTGCTCTCATACTGGACTATAAGGATTTTTAGCACTGTCTGTGCCATCCTCTTCGGGATAGATTACATATGTGTCAATTCCGGAAACTGTTCCTAGGAATTGACCTTCTTTGATCTTGTGTATAGGATCGTTAGGATCTAATACGCAATCTTCTTCACCAGTATCCGCTTTGTAAGTCACTCGATACTGCTTCATTTTGTCGCTGGTTCACCGGTTCGATAGACTTCCCACTTCTTGCCAGTCTCTTGAGATTTTCTAGCAGCCATGGCCTGTAGTTGACGGAACTGTTGCATTTCGTATTGATCGTCTGCATATTGGCCTTTACCTTGAAACACTTTCCATTTCTTACCGTTGATGTAGATGGCGAAATTGTTAGGCGGCTCTGTGCTGCCTTCATCATCGCCAGGTCTTAGGCTGTTGCCAAAACTGTCGTAACCGTAGTCTCTGCGACCTTCCATAGGAATCTTTTCTTTCTTGTGTTTGAACTCGCCCTGCTTCTGTTCTTTTTTCTTGTCGCGATGTGCGCCAGCACCTGCGGTCTGTTGATTCTTGGCTACAAAATTACGAGGTTTACTCGCTGGTATAAATTCTTTAGCTTTCATTTCATCTAATCCCTCTGAGATTCCCATTCCTTTGCGAACAGCATCATATAAAGACTGTGCCAGTTCTCCAGCACCGGTAGCTTCTTTAAACGCTTCGATATCTCCGTTAGCCGCCGCAGCTCTAGCACCAGATGCGCTTATACCTGCTACTCCTTCTGCACCGTCTTCTCTATCTCCACTGCTGACAAAGTCTAATACTTCGAATTTGTAATATCCGTGGCTCTTGCCTTCTACGCCGTTGTA